ATAGAACAAGAGATAGTTTGTTGTTATAAGAAATGTGGAAAAACATTTATAGTTGAAGAGATAATTTACTAACAATATGCTAACCCCATCATTAGGAATATTAATAATAGTGTTAATTGTTAAAGGTATAATCAAATGACCACAGGAGTAATACTAGCAGCATCAATGATAATAGCAGTTGTAGTGATTGCAATAGGGCACGAACGTTAAACGCTATGGCCTATGCAAATAATTAAATCAGGATATTCTTCATTAAATTCATTCATGAAGTAAAAGTAAAGAATTAACACCGTTTAAATTATGGTATTTGGCAGGTGGTAATATGTTTTTAAACAGCATTAAATAAAAATCATTAAATTAGGCAAAAAAATATGGGAAAGTATTCAGAACGCTCAACAGAGTTACTAAATCTACATAAAGAAGGTTTTTCATTAGGGCAGATTGCTAAAATGATGACAGCCAAATACAAGATTAAATTCCTTAAAGCTAATATTGGAAAGGTTTTAGTAAAAAACTCAGAATATAAACCATCGGCTTCTTTCTATGATAAAAATTACACTAAAGGAAGGAAGGAAATCCCACAGGAATATCTTGATAAGATTGAGGCTCAAATGCTTGACAGCGGTATATCAAACGATGATGAGGTTACTTGGAAGCATGGCTGGTTGAAGGATAAGAACGGGGCTAGTATATTCATTAAAAATATGTCTGAGGTTGTTTCGCTGGATGATATGCTTGATGAGTTTGCTGATAAGCTTAATACGTTTTCACCTAAGTACAGACCCATAAAAAGAGATAAGATTGAAGACCCACACCTGTTAGTTATTGATATTGCCGATTTACATATTGGTAAGTTGGCTGACGCATCGGAAACAAACGATGAGTATAATAACGAGATAGCAATTGAAAGGGCTGTAAAGGGCGTTGAGGGTATTCTAAGTAAAGCAAAGGGGTTTCCGATTGATAAAATACTCTTTGTGATTGGTAACGATGTATTACATACTGATGGAGCTTCACCGACAACAACAAGTGGAACACCTCAGGATATGACAAAAAAATGGCATAGGAACTTCACAGAGGCTCGTGATATGTATGTAGGAATTATTGACAGGATTAGATTATTAGCCGATGTTCATATTGTTCACAACCCCTCAAATCATGATTTCGTTTCAGGTTTTATGTTAGCAAATGTCATTCATGCTTGGTTTAGAAATTGCAAAAATGTTACGTTTAATGTTACGAATAATCACAGGAAATATTTCAGATATGGCAACAGCCTCATTGGGACATCTCATGGTGATGGAGCAAAGATTGACCAACTTCCGTTGTTAATGGCAAACGAGGCTAAGCACGACTGGGCTGATACGTATTGGAGGTATATTTATTTACACCATGTTCATCATAAGGATTACTTCAAATTCAGAAGTGGCAAAGATTATCAAGGTTGTACCGTAGAATATTTAAGAAGCCCATCAGGAACAGACGCTTGGCATCAAAAGAAAGGATTTACATTATCACCAAAAGCAATAGAAGGGTTTATTCATAGCTTTGAACATGGTCAAGTTGCAAGGTTAACCCATCTATTCAGATGAAAAAACAAGAAGAAAATTTATTGGTTGGGATTTTATTTCTAATAGTCATTATTCTGATTATTGCCACAAAATAATTAAACTTATTTTTTATTACATTCACAACATGACCTTAGAGGAATTACGTATTGGGAATAAAGTATTAAGCGATGAGGGCGAGGTGCTGAACATATTCGGGCTTGTAAGGACTACAAATGAAGAATGTATAGTTCATTCAGCAGGTGGGCAGTTCACGTACATTGAAGGTATCTCAGGCATTCTTTTAACAGTTGAAATTCTTATCAATTATGATTTTACTTACAAAGAAGTTGATCACGAAGTTGGATATTGGGAAAAGGATAATTTTTTAGTCTTTGAAAATGAAGATGGATTATTCAGTTATGATGCCCTTGTGCTGATTACTTATTTACACCATCTGCAAAACTGTTATTATGAATTTACTAGCAACGAATTAGGACATTAGTTTTTTTTGCTTACATTTGAAATAATCTTAAAATAGTTTCAAACGATGGGTAATTTGAAAATCACACAATGGGATGTGGAAAAGCTAATCAATGCTGAGTACAATCCAAGAGTTCTAAAGGAACACCAATTCAAACAACTTAAAGATTCAATTGAACGCTTCGGCTTAGTTGACCCTATTTTGGTCAATGTCAATAAAGACCGACATGGAATAATCATTGGGGGGCATCAGAGGACTTTTGTTGCTCAGAAGCTCGGCATGAAGAAAATTCCAGCCATTGAGCTTAATTTAACTCTTGAAAAAGAAAAAGAGTTGAATATCAGGATGAACAAAAATCAGGGTGAGTGGGATTTTGAATCATTGGCTAATTTCTTTGACCAAGAAGATTTACTTGATTTCGGTTTTCAGGAATATGAATTTGGGGTTACTGATGAGGAACTTGATTATTCAATACTTGATGATGAAGATGTTGAAGGGGATATTGACGGGATGAAAGACGGTGTAATGAAGGCAATTATGATTGAATTTGACCTTGACCATTATGAGGACGCTTCTGAGCTAGTTAAGCATTTTAGGTCAATAGGCGCTGATGTTGGTTTGTTGTTAATTGAAAAATTAAAACAAGAAAAAGAAAAGTTGTGAAAGTAAAAAGTTTACAACACGGAAGTATAAAGTTCCAAGCAAGGGGGAATACAAGTGATGAAAAGACTTTTGATGAAGTTATAGTTCGGAACGTTTACGAGAAGAAATACTTCAGAATTAAACCTAAAGAACATTGGATTGATTTGGGTGGAAATGTTGGGGCTTTCTCAGTGAACGCCATCAACAAGGGGGCAACGACTGACATCTACGAACCCGACCCATTTAACTGCAAGATGATAGAGCGAAATCTTAAATTGAACAATATGGATGCAAACATTCATAACGTTGCTGTTGTTGCAAATGATAAGAAAAAAATGACTCTTTACGTTGGTAACAATATGCAGGTTTGGAGGAATAGCCTTTACAAAAATTGGGGCAATCAGAAATTCACAGTTGATTGTATTCATTTTTCTGAAGCTGTACACAAAGAAGATTGCGTGAAGATGGATATTGAAGGTGCTGAAATGCCAATATTAGAAGCAATGGAAATATTCCCTAAAAAGATGGTCTTTGAATGGAGTTTTGATATTGATGGAAATGTTGCTAGGTATAAGGATTTGATAGACAAGCTCAAGACGCAGTACGAAAACGTAATAGAGCAGGATAAAAGGTTTTACAATCTTCCCGATTACACAGTACCAAATAGATTTATAGTTAAAGCAAACAATATTTATTGTTACTAATATTTGCATATGAAAAGAGTTGATTTAAAACTGGTTGAGCATAACGTAAAGATTGGAGATAATTGCAAAATGTTCACACCTAACATCACCGAGGACACTATGTTTTACGAAGATGGTGAGGTTATTGGTTTTTTCATTAAAAACATTGGTGAGTACTCAAAAAAACTTGAGGGACTTATAAATATATCAAATAAGGAATTAAGGTCAAAGAACGTTCCTAAGTCACAAATGAAAAGGTCAAGTGGTTTGCACTCAAAAGAGAACGAAGTGTTGCAGTACAGTACAATAATAGGCTCTGTTCCACCTAAACCACATATGAGAAGGGTTTACCCAACAGTATCAAGCGTTCACAATGTTCCAACGGCAAGAACTTTTATCAAAGCAATGCTTTTATCGTGTAAAGAATGTGAAAAACTAATAAAGGAAATAGCACCAACGATATACGAAAAGCAAATAAAACTGATTGAAGAAAACGTTCCTGAAAAATGGAGGTTCAGCAAGATGTTTACAAGTAGTATTTCAAATTACAATATATCTGCACCGTTTCACAGGGATAACGGAAACATAAAAGGTTGTGTAAATGTTATTATAACTAAAAGATTCGCTTCAGAGGGTGGTAATTTAAACGTGCCTGATTATGGTGCTACAATGGACAGCAGCGATAATTCAATGTTAGTTTATCCCGCTTGGAAAAACGTACATGGAGTCACACCAATAGTAGCATTAAAAGAGGGAGGGTACAGAAACAGCCTTGTTTTTTACCCACTAAAAGCATTTAAAAATCATTAGAACATGGGAGGCACATCACCAAAAAAAACAGCAGCAAATAAGAAAAGAGTTCTTGAGTGCCTTGAAAAGAGTTTAGGAATAGTAACAACGGCTTGTAAGAAAGCTAATATCACAAGAGTAACCTTTTACCAGTATTACAACAAAGATGCTGAGTTTGCAAAAGAGGTTGATGATATTCAAAATATTACATTGGATTTTGCTGAAGGTAAATTGCTTGAGAATATCCAAAAAGGAAGCGATACAGCGGTGATTTTTTACCTGAAAACTAAAGGCAAGAAAAGAGGATATATTGAAAGGACTGAACACGTAACAGTTCAGAAGGACGAGTTTAGTGAGTTTACAGATGAAGAAATTCAAGCGAAAGTTGACAAACTAAAGAAAGATGTCAAAGAATGATATTATACAGGAATACAAACTTTTAGATGAACTACACAGGCGACAAGCGCAAAACAGCTTATCAAAATTCATAACCTATAACAAAGAGGATTATGAGCTTCAGTGGTTTCATAAATTAGTATGTGATAAATTAGATGCTTTGCTTGATGGTTCATTAGGCAAAAAAAAGCTGATGATATTCATTCCTCCACAGCATGGAAAGAGTGAAATCAGTTCACGACAATTTCCTGCATACGTATTCGGTAAAAACCCAAAAGCCAAAATTGCATTAACTTCTTACAGTTCAGATTTAGCTAGTGGATTTAATAGGAATATTCAACAGATTATTGATAATCCTAGGTATGAAAAAGTATTTCCAAATACTAGATTGAACAGCACAAATGTTTCAACCGATTTAAGCAAGGGAGTTTTAAGAAACAGCACAATATTTGAAATTATTGAGCATTATGGGTTTTTGAAATCTGTTGGAATTGGCGGTTCTTTAACTGGTACACCTGTTGATTTGGGTATTATTGATGACCCGTTTAAAGATAGGACAGAAGCACGAAGTAAGTTGATGCGTGACAGGGTTTGGAGTTGGTATGAGGACGTATTCAGCACCCGTTTGCATAATGATTCAAAACAATTATTATTATTTACTAGGTGGCATGAGGATGATATTGCAGGAAGGTTATTACAGCGAGAGCCTGATGAATGGGAAGTAATAGCATTATCAGCATTAAAAGAGGAAACAAAGCCACTTCCCGAAGCAATTGATATTGATGACCCTCGTCAGATTGATGAGGCGTTATGGGAAGCAAAACACAGTGCTGAAAGGATTGGAAAGGTTAGGTCACACAGCCCTATTACATTCAACAGTTTATACCAGCAAAGGCCATCGGCCCAAGAGGGTAATATGTTGAAGCGTGATTGGTTTGAAAGAGTTGAAAACTTTAATAAACAAAAATACAAGTTTGATGTTTTTATTGATGGAGCTTATACAAAGAATACGAATAATGACCCTACTGCAATAATGGTTGTTGCTCATAATAAGAATGAAATGGTTGTGATTAATAGCACGACAATTCATTTGGAGCTTTATGAGTTACTTGAATTCTTCCCTAAATACTTTACTACTCATCAATTATCAAAAGCTCGCACAAGGGTTTTTATTGAGCCAAAAGCATCAGGGAAATCTTTAGTATCAATGCTGAAAAACAAAGGTTATAACGGCATTGAAATACCAAACAAAAGAGTTTCATTAGGTAAAATTAGCAGGGTTGAAGATTCAGCACCAAGCATTCAAGGAGGCAAGGTAAAGGTTTTAAAAGGTGCTTGGAATAATAGCTTCATGGAGGAATGTGCGTCATTTCCAAATGGTGTACATGATGACCAAGTTGACAACCTTTGTTATGCTGTTTTTGAGTATTTCATTCATCCACCAGTAAGCGGAGTTTGGCGAACAAATTAAAATAAATTATGGTTTACAAATTATTTCGCTATATTTGATTAATTGATTACGGGAAGTCAAGATTAAATATTCATAAATCAAAAAATTAAAATTATGTCATTTTTAACTTGTGATTGCCCGTTATCAGCAGCAATTAGCGACATCACTGCCGCTGCTTGTGGAGACAATTTCGGACAAATCCAAAAAGTAATTGTACAAAGAAAAGGCTACACGTTTGACGGAACAGCAGGAAAAGATATTACTATCTTGGCTGACTGGCAAACTGTATTTGCTGCATCTGATGATACGAAAGCTCAAATTACTCCATTCTTATCCAGTGCGATAATTGCAGGAGGTGAAAAAATCACTAACGGTGGTGGGGATAACTCAACATTAAACGGTGAAGCTGAATTAGTAGGAATGAACCCTTCTGCATTCACATCAATGATGAAGTCTTTAACTTCGGCTCAAATTGCTGAATTATCTACTTTCAATTGTGAGAAAGCATTGGTTGTTTATTTCGTAAACGAATCAGGAAAAATTATCTGTAAAGATTTAACAGGAGGTTCTTACACAGGAATCAATATCAGCTCTTTCTTTGCAGGTGAAAAATCAAACAACGGTTATGCTACATTGGACGAAAATCCTTTGGACTTCAACATCAAAAAAGGATGGTCTTGCGATTATGCAATTGTTGAAACCGCTTTTGACCCATTGGAAGATTTATAAAATGAAGATTACTTTAATCTTAAAAAATAGTAAGGATGATGTGCGTGAGTTTGAAAAAGCTCATGCCATCAAATTACTTAATTTATCTAACTCTCAATTTGAGTTACCAAAAGGTTCACCATTTGAATTTGTAGACAATGAGCTTAAGCGAAGAAAAGTTAAGGAAGCTGATACTAAGCAGTCCACAAAAGGGAGTACTAGAGGAAGCTCAAAAACACGAAAATAGATTAGCATTACACACTGAGACAGAGGTCAGAAAGAACGGGGCAAATCCTGCTTATAATGACTTTCTAAATTGGGTTGCTGGTTATTTACCTAATGACAAGTTTGAAAGATTTTGTCAACTCCTAAAAAATCCAATTGCCACACTAGGCATTTCCAACGAAATTTTCACTGAGCTATCAAGAATTTTTGATGGTCAGAATAGTTTTTTCAATTACGAATTCAAGAGTACTGACCTTGAGGATGATTTCAACACATACCTAACAAAGGTATTAGAAGACAGAAGTTTTTTCAAGAATAGAGGTTTTGAGCAACTAAAAACTGGCATCAACTCAGTATTAATTGTTGACCTTCCAAGAGAACCAACAAGCGACAGACTAGAGCCTGTTTATTATTTCATCAATTCATCCAGTATAAGACACGTAAAAGTGAATCATAAAGGTGGTATTGATGCAATCATATTTGAGCTTAAAGAAGATGTTTATGGAGTTTACAATGATGAGTCTTACAGGATTTACAACGATACAAATGGAACTATTGAATTAATTTTTGAAAGTGAACATTCATTAGGATATTGCCCTGCCACATTCTTTTGGGATAAAGACATGAAAAAGGATAATTTGATTCTGAAAAAGTCACCTATTACGGATTGGCTTAATCAGTTTGACAGATACCTTGCTCAAGATACTTTTAAAGAACACGCTGACCTTTATAGCTCATATCCAATTGTTGTTTCAATGGCTGAGAAGTGTGACTTTGAGAATTGCCAAAATGGTTATATTGATGAGTCTTATGACTACTACAATAACGACCTTGAGGAAATGCAAACAAGGTCAAGACAAGTCAAGTGTGAATCATGCGAGAGTAGAAAATTAGTAGGAGCAGGTACAAATTATATGTACACAGCCCCCCAAACTGCTGATTCACCTGATTTAAGCGACCCCGTTAAAATTATTTCAGCAGATATTAAGCCCCTAGAATATTTAGGTGAAAAGCTTAACCATATTGCATCTGAAATTAAAAGCGGTGTAATCGGAACAACTACCAAAGCGATTAATGACCAAGCGATTAATGAACTTCAGGTTCTAGGTTCTTTTGAATCAAGAAGGAATGTTTTAATTAACTTAAAAGAATCGTTTGAGAAGGTACATAAGTTTGCTAATGATACTGTTGCAAGATTAAGATACGGAGATTCATTTGTTGGTTCTACCGTTAATTATGGTGATGAATTTTACCTTAAAAATGTAAAAGTATTACAAGAAGAATATAAAGCGGCAAAAGAAAATGGTGAGCCTGATGAAGAGATTGATTCAATTTACAGGCAGATAATTCAAACTAAATACAGAGGTAATAAAGACAAGATTAAACGTGCTTGGACTTTGTATAATTTGAATCCAATGCCTCACAATACTTTAGATGAAGCAAAGGAATTAGCCAGTGTTGGTGCTGTTTCTGATGAAGATTTCATTATTAAGGCAAGATTCACTAATTTTATTGCAAGATTTGAGCGAGAGCAAACCAATATTATTACATTTGGCGAGAACTTAGAGTTCAAAACTAGAATTGATAAAATATATTCACAACTTAAAAAGTACGCAAATGAAAGCAAACAAGTTAGACCAAGTCAAGAGCAGCCTACCTGAAGAATTTAATGGAATAGATTTTAATGAGGAAGTGTCTTCTAAAGAAAAAGGACACTATCACATCTTAGAATTGAACAAGGTTCACCTTACTAATGAGCAACGTTATGTATTATCTGCAAGGGTAAAAAAGTATAATGTAAATGCTTGGATGGGAATTAAAAACGAATTGCAAAGAATGGGCTACAAAGACCTTTATATTTTGCATGACCCTACACTTGTAGAAGCTACAAAACCAAAGGGTAGACCAGCTAAAAAAGAGGAAGAAAAGTAATCAACATCACATATCAACTAAATAAAAAAGGGTAATTTATGGAGTTTAATAAAGAAGAATTTTCTGCATCGTTCAACGATAACGAAGAAACAAGAGGTCAAATCTTAGAAACCATTGCCAGTACTGAGCATGGAAAAACCTATTTAGAAAATCACGCAAAGAACTATCTTGATTCAAAATCGGGGGCAATTCGTGGTGAGCTTTATGGTAACATTGATAGCGACCTAAAGGAATTAGGTTACGAGAAACCAGCAGGAGTAAAAACTTATGAGTTTATAAAATCTACGGTTCAATCATTAAAGGAGAAAGCGGCATTGGGTGACCCTACTGCAATTGAAACCTTAAGCAATGAGAACAAAGAGTTGAAAGCTAAGATTGAAAGCGGTGATGCGAATACTCATTTCAAGGATTTGTATGAAGCTGGAAAATCTACATGGGAAACAACCCTTGCTGAAAAAGAAGCTTTAATTACTGGCTTTCATACTGAGAAAAGAAACCTAACAATTGCAAATGATTTAAATGGTGCTTTATCTCAATTGGCGTTAAGTGAGGATATTTCACAATCAATTAAAGATATTGTAATCAACGATGCTTTTAATAAGTTATCAAAAGATGCGAAGATTGAAGGTGATGGAACAATCTCTTATTATGATGCTAATGGTCAAATGTTAGTAAGTAGAAAAACCTCTGAAAAGAATACGGCAAAGGAGTTGCTTCAGGCTGCATTAACTGATATTATCACA